TTGGGACGGCAGAGATCGTGGCCATGCAGAACATTGACCGAGAGGCGATGAAGCAAGAGGCGGCGATTGTGCAGCAGGCTGTGCAGACGGCGGCCAGCGTCCCGCCACCACCTATTAACTTTAATGGAATGGCTCAATGAATGAAGAACAGGTACGAAAAGGCCGCAAGTCCGAGCAATTCATGCAAGACGAGGTATTTGCAACGGCCTTGGAGAAGATGCGCGGAGATTTGCTGTGGGAGTTTGAGAACAGCAAGCCTGAAGAGGCTGCCAAGCGTGAAATCTGTTGGGCGCAGTTGCGTGCCATCGAGAACTTCAAGAACGAACTCACCAAAATGATCGACAACGGCAAGGTGGCACAGCGTGCCATCGAACGCGCACAAAAAAATCTTGTTTAATTAAGGAATAGACCAATGCAAACAGTAGCACCAACGCCAGCGGCGAGTGTTGTACAAGGTCCGATGAATATGGCCGAAGCGGCCAATGCACTTGCTGGGATGCTCCCCGATGAGGGACAAGAGGAGAGCAGCGAGGCGCAGTTGCCCGATGAGGGCGCGGCGGAAGATGAGGAGTTGCTGACCGATGCAGACGCGGACAGCGAGGAAACTGATTCCGAACAATCCGAAGAAGATGAGAATTCTGAGGAGGAAGAACAGCCACAAGTCTTCACCGTCAAGGTTGACGGTAAAGAAGTCGAGGTGACGCTGGAGGAACTTCAAAAGGGATATTCAAGGACTCAGGATTACACACGCAAAACGCAGCAAATTGCGGAGGTCAGGAAACAGACCGAAGTCGAGTTGCAAGCAGTGCGTGCCGAGCGCGAGCAGTACGCTCATTTGTTGGGTGCTCTAGAGGCACAGGTTCAGCAGGCAGCGCAGCCGAACATTGACTGGGATCGTCTTTATCAGGATGACCCCATCGAATGGGTAAGGCAGCGCGAGTTGATGCGTGAAAACCAAGAGAAGAACGCGGCGATCCAATCGGAAAAGCAGCGACTCTCTGAGTTGTCACAGCAAGAGCAGAGGCAATATCACGATCAGATGTTGCAACAGGAACAAGAGGCTTTGATGGCCGCCATTCCTGAGTGGAAAGACTCAAAGAAGGCGGCAGCCGAGAAAGCGATGCTTGTTCAGTTTGGCCAGAAGGCCGGATTCTCACCTGATGAACTGAAGAATGTTGTGGATCACAGGGCGGTTGTGTTGCTGCGTAAGGCGGCACTGTATGACCAGATGATGTCCAAGCGTGGACAGATCAAGCCGGTGACGAACAATGGGCCAAGACCTGCCAAGCCTGGCGCAGCAGGGCGAGTCTCAAACAATACAGAAGCGATGCGAGCACAACAGCGTCTAGCAAAAACTGGCCGTGTCGATGACGCGGCTGATGCAATCTTCAAACTTCTGAAATAAGGAAACATCATGACTATCGTAGCAAACACATTCACGACCTACTCTGCAAAGGGTATCCGTGAAGACTTGAGCAATGTCATCACCAACATCGCTCCCGAAGAAACACCGTACCAATCCAACATTGGCCGCGAAACCATTACAAATACTTTGTTTGAGTGGCAGACCGACACATTGGCAGATGCAGCCGCAAATGCTCAGTTGGAAGGTGACGATGTCGGCACATTCGATGCAGTTGTCGCAACTGTTCGTTTGACCAACTACGCTCAGATCGCACGCAAAACCATCGTCTTGTCAAACACTGAAGAAGTGGTTAACAAGGCAGGACGGCGTTCTGAGTTGGCTTATCAGATCGCCAAGCGCGGCTCTGAGTTGAAGCGTGACCAAGAATTCACATTCTTGAATGGTGCAGTTGCTGCCGCTGGTAACACCACCACAGCACGCGCTACCGCCTCATTGGGCGCATTTGTCAAGACCAACACCGACAAGCAAACCAACGGCGTTGACCCCAGCTACACCACCCTGCCAAACAGTGCTCGCACTGACGGCAATGTGCGTACTTTCACTGAAACCATTCTGAAGAATGTGATTCAGAAAGTATGGACACAAGGCGGCACACCAAAAATCTTGATGGTTGGTCCTGTCAATAAGCAGCGCGTGTCTGGTTTCTCTGGCATTGCATCTTCACGCTTCAACATCAACGGTGGCGAAAAGCCTGCCGTGTTGATCGGTGCAGTTGACATCTATGTCAGCGACTTTGGTAATGTGGCCGTTATCGCTAATCGCTTCCAGCGCGAGCGTGATGGTTGGGTCATTGATCCTGAGTACGCAAAGATGACCGTCCTGCGTCCTTACCAACAATTAGAGTTGGCGAAGACAGGTGACGCTGAGAAGCGTATGTTGTTGATCGAATTCGGCCATAAAGTCTTGGCTGAAAACGCTCACGGCCTTTGCGCTGACTTGTCTACTTCTTAATCGACTGAGAGGAATAGGGGGAGGAGAAATCCTCCCCTTACTTATATGGAAAAACGATTTTTTGATGCAAACCCCGAAAAAGGGATCACTCGCACTTGGCACTACAACGAGGACACTGATGAGGCAACGATTCAGACAACTCAGGATTTGACTGCTGTCATTGAGGCCAACAAGCGCGACTTTGCCGCCATCGACAACAAAGCAAACTGGAAGGGTGAATGGCATCATGTGGCCAGCATTCCTGAATCCATTTACTTTCAGTTGAAGGCCGAGGGCAAGATTGATGATCCGGTTTACATGAAGAAATGGTTAAACGATTATGACAACAGATTCTTTAGAGTAAGGCCAGGTCAAGTATGAAATACATTGCAGTCTGCACCCCAGCGCGTGACATGGTACATACGCAGTACACATACTGTATGGTTAATGCTGTCGCGTATCACACGCTCAACACCACTGACGCTGTGAGCCTCAAGATACTGCAAGGCACGCTGATTCAAAACCAGCGTGCTGATTTGTGTTTGGACGCAATGCGTGAAGGTTGCAGCCACATTCTGTTTATTGACTCCGACATGACTTTCCCACAAGACATGATTCAGCGTTTGCTGGCGCATGATGTGGACATCGTGGCTACAAACTGCGCCAGACGCAGAATGCCGACAGGTCCAACAGCGCAGAACTACGATGAGAACGGCAAGCGCCAACAGGTTTACACCATGCCTGAATCCACCGGATTGGAGGAAGTTGGCTCAGTTGGCACTGGCGTGATGTTAATCAAGCGCGAAGTGTTTCAGGGAATGTCTGAGCCGTGGTTTGATATGCCGTGGCAGTATGACAACCGTGGCTACATGGGCGAGGATGTCTTCTTCTGCAAGAAGGCGCAGGAGCTGGGCTTCAAGGTGTATATTGACCATGATGTCTCGAAAGAGATCGGACACATTGGCACATTTGAATTCCGACATGAACACACTTGGGTGATGAAGGAACAGCTCGAAAAAGAGGCAGTCTAAATGGCACTGAGCACCTACACAGAATTGAAGTCATCGCTGGCCGATTGGCTTAATCGGTCTGATTTGACTTCAGTTATTCCTGACTTCATCAGCCTTGCAGAAGCGCAGATGGAGCGCCAGCTACGCACACGACAGATGATTGTGCGTGCCACTGCCTCATTTGCGGCAGCGCAGGAATACGGCACAGTGCCTGCTGATTTCTTGGAAACCAAATCCATCAAGCTCGACACCAATCCGGTGACACCTTTGACATTTCAAACAATTGATGCGCTGGATTCGCTCTCCAACACGACCTACTTGTCTAGCGGCAAGCCACTGTATTTTTCGATTGTGGGTGAGCAGATCAGGTTGCTACCGATACCTGATACCGCGTACACAGCAGAATTGGTGTATTACGCAAAATTGACAAAGTTGTCAGCGAGCGTGGCAACCAATTTCATTTTGACGCAGTCCCCTGACATTTACTTGTATGGATCACTTTTACAAGCTGCCCCATACCTACAATTCGATGAGAGAATCCCAGTGTGGTCATCGCTGTATGCCGCTGGTTTAGAGCAGTTGCAGATTGCCGATGATCGAGGCGCGACAAGCGGCGGATCATTGCTGTCAAGGGCGAGGACATTCGGATGATGATTACCACCACCAAAGGCGACATGGATGAGTCCTTGTTGCACAAGTCTGAGGGTTCGATTGAGAACGACAAAGAGATCATCAGTTGGGTTGAATATCGTTTGGATGACGAACTGGTACACAGATCAGTCCATGTTGTGTTGAAACAAAGTGTCGCAGCCGATGGCGTTGCGGCAGCAATTGGATAAGGATTAAGTCATGGCGAACGCACAGGCAATGTGTACAAGTTTTAAAGGTGAGTTGCTGACCGGCATTCACAATTTCGGCACAGGCGTTGTGCGTGCATCGACTGCCGCTGACACTTTCAAGGCGGCTTTGTACTTGGACAGTGCCACCATCAATGCCTCTACAACCGCATATACGGCCTCTGGTGAGGTGTCTGGTTCAGGCTATACCGCAGGTGGTGTCACCGTCACATTTGGCACGCCACCGAGCACCAGTGGCACGACTGCCTTTGTCACGCCAAGCGCCAGCATCACCTATTCAGCGGTCACTTTATCCACAGCCTTTGATTGCGTGTTGATCTATAACTCAAGTCAGTCCGACAAGGCGGTGAGTGTGCACACATTTGGCAGTCAAACCGTGACTGCTGGCACATTCACACTGACCATGCCTGTCAATGACGCAAGCACCGGCCTGATCCGGTTGGCTTAACCGAGGAGCAGCGGCATGGCTGCTTATGGTTCAGGAAGATATGGGTATGGTGCATACGGCTTTGGGGAGGCTGGCGCAGCACTAACAGGTAATGCGTCAACTGGTGCAGTTGGCACGCTACTAGCCAGCCGATCAATTCAAGAAGATGGCACGATTGCCACCGGAAATGTAGGCACAGTCGGCATCAACAGAACTGTTGCAATTACTGGCAATTCAGCCACTGGCGCTGTTGGATCAGTCTTAGCGGCATCAAGCAAGGCAGTTACAGGCAATGCGTCAACCTTATCGGTTGGCAGCGTCACTCAGTCTGTTGCAATTGCTAAAGACGGTAATTCATCAGCCCTATTTATTGGGGCAGTTGGCGCAGCAATATCGAAAGCGATTACAGGAGTAGTTGCTACTGGTCAAGTTGATACTGTATCTGCTGAAGTTATATCGTTCCAAGATATAACAGGTGTTGCAGGTACAGAGGCTCTAGGAACAGCTATTGCCACTATTGAGGTGGCAATAACTGGCGTTGAACTCTTTGGCTCAGTTGGCACGCTGATCGGATTTGGTTGGAGCGCTGTGCCTGACACGCTAGAGTCATGGACTGCGGAGTCAGATAATTCGGAAAGCTGGACACCAGTGTCCGATTCCTCGGAATCTTGGACACCAGTTTCAGACACCTCAGAAAACTGGTCTGATTTAGCAGACAATTCAATCACTTGGCAAGAGGCCGCATAGGAGTTTTAGTATGTCAGATACCACCACCACAAACCTATTACTGACAAAGCCCGAGGTAGGCGCAAGCACTGACACATGGGGAACAAAGATCAACACCGACTTAGACAGTGTTGACGCTGTCTTTGCGGCTGCCGGTACAGGCACATCAGTTGGCTTGAACATTGGATCGGGAAAGAAGCTGAAGTTGGTTGGTGATGTCATTGATACCAACGGCAACGAGCTGCTGAAAGTGACTGCCACTGCATCTGCTGTGAATGAATTGACACTTGCTAATGCTGCGACTGGCAACAAACCGTCATTGTCTGTCACTGGGGGAGACACAAATATTGGCTTTGAGTTGGCATCAAAAGGCACTGGCGAAATCACGGCCAAGGTTAATGGATCAACAGTATTCAATGCGTCCAGCTCAATGGGTTTCAAGAACCGCATCATCAATGGTGCAATGGTGATTGACCAGAGGAATGCGGGGGCTAGTGTTAGCGCAACAGCAACAACAGCTAGAACTTATACTTTGGACAGATGGGCTTATTACACTACACAAGCATCAAAGTTTTCAGTTCAGCAAAACGCTGGTTCTGTCACTCCCCCTGCTGGATTTAAAAACTATATCGGCATTACATCATCATCTGCATACACACCAGTATCAAGCGACATTATTCTTCTTCAGCATCCTATTGAAGGATATAACGTATACGATTTAAATTTTGGTTCAGCAAGTGCTTCAACAATTACTTTTTCTTTTTGGGTGCATAGTTCTTTGACTGGAACATTTGCTGGCAGCTTAGGAAATGCTTCAAATAACAGACTGTACCCATTTACATTTACCATCAGTTCAGCAAACACATGGGAACAAAAAACCATTACTGTTACTGGCGATACAACCGGAACTTGGGGAACAACAAATGGAGTAGGTTTGTATATAAACTTCAATCTTGGTACAGGTTCAACATATCTTGGAACTGCTGGCGCTTGGACTGGTTCTGCATTTTATTCAGCAACTGGCGGCACAAATACTGTCGCCACATCAGGTGCTACTTGGTACATCACAGGCGTACAGCTAGAAAAAGGCTCAACAGCAACGAGCTTTGATTACAGACCTTATGGGACTGAGTTGGCGCTTTGTCAGAGGTACTATCAATATGATGGCACGACAACCCCATTTATTGGAAATACGACAAGCGGCTCTACTTATGGTGGTAATGTATTTTTTAGAACTTCTATGAGAGCCGCACCGACTGTAACGCAAACACATTCAACATCTAGCGGTTTTCCGGGCACTGCTCCTACATCAGGAGAAATAACTACTGAAAAGTTTTATTCTACAAAAGCATCGGATGGAACTGGAAGCGGTAATTTTTACAGAATGACTTGGGTTGCAACTGTGGAGTTATGAAATGTATAAATTAATAAAAAACATTGATGGGACTATAAATGTTGTTGTGCGTTTGTTAGACAACGCATACATCCCATTTGACCCCGACAATACCGACTACGTTGCCTACCTTGCATGGCTTGCAGAGGGCAACACACCATTGCCAGCAGATGAGGAGACAGAGTGAACGATGTTGAAAAGGAATTCGCTGTACATGAGGCTGTCTGCGCTGAACGCTATGCCGCCATTGAGAAAGCATTTGTCGAGGGCGACAAGCGCATGACGCGCATTGAGTATCTGCTTTATGTGGTGATCGGCGCGGTGCTATTAGGACCAGGCTTTGTCGGCACGATGATCAGCAAACTCATAGGCGGGTGAAATTGATCCGATCAGCATCTGTCTGCTTGCCGCTGGGCTGGTTAAGAACATCCAAGCCGGATGCGATCTGTACAAGCAAGCCAAGGAGTCCTTTGTTGAGATCAAAGCCACTGCTGATGAAGTCATCGCAATTGGCAAAGAGGTTCATGGCTTTTGGAATCAACTGCTGTCATTCTTTGGCGGCAAACCAAAGCCAGCCGCCAAAGCAAAGCCTCTGGCGAAAAAGAAGCAAGCCTATGTCGCAGTTGACGAGACTCAGGTCAAGATTGATATTGTCAGAAACCTGACCGAGTTTTTCAAGCTACAAGAACAACTGGCCGCGCACATCAGGGAGGAAGAAGAGAAAAGCCAAACTGTCTATGACCCTGATCAAAACCTCATGGAAGCTGCCTTAAAGCGTGTGATGGCGCAACAAGAGATGGACAGGCTGGTGATTCAAATCCGAGAGACTATGGTGTATCAGTCACCGCCAGAGATGGGCGCACTGTACTCCGAAGTCTTCAAGATGCGCGAAGTCATCTCAGAGGAACAGGAAAAAGCTAGACTCAAGGAGGAGGCGAAGAAGAGGCAAGACAGATGGCTACACCGTCAAGAGGAAAGAAACCTGCAAGCAAAGCTGGCAGCAGTGGTGGCGACTTCTATATTCCTCCTGTACCTGTGGCTGTGGCTGTGGTTCGTAAGTCACTGGGGGAAGAGATGATCGGATGGATTGCGGCTTGCGTACTCATTGCCCTGCTATTGCCTTTGATGGCCATACTGTATTTGGATGTGCTGGAAGTGAAGAACGAGTCCAAGCAGCAGATCGAAAAGGTGGAAAAATTGCGTAGAGAGCTTGAGCAAAAGGAACGAGAGAAAAAATGAACATCTATTGCATTTCTTTTTTTTCCATCATGTTGGTGTTTCTGACAGGGTGCGAAGACCGATTCAGATACCCATGTCAAGACCCTGAGAATTGGGAACTTGATGAGTGCAAGCCACCCATCTGCACCGCCACAGCGACTTGTCCAGAGCAACTTATTAAAACCGAACAGGAGAAGAAGTAATGCCAACTGTCGTGATGAATAAATCAAGCCGCATGAGTGCCGAAGAAATTGAGATTCGTGTTTGGGCTTTTGTGATCGTTATCTTGGTGACCATTCTGCTTGGTGCAATGGCCATGTTCTTGTACTCTGTGACCTATGTGACGCAACCAATGAATGGTCAGATGGCGGCAATTGATAAGGTCTACACAAGCCAGATTTCCACCATCATGGTATTCATCACTGGCGTGCTTGGCGGTGTTGCAGGACGATCTGGTGTCAAAGCCGTGGCCAATGCAGTTGCCAAGGCAGAGGCTAACGACAACGAGCCGCCAGCACCATGAGTCTATTAAATCCTTGGGTGTTATTGGGCATCGTCATGGCGGTGCTTTCAGCCTTTGGTGGTGGATACTACAAGGGTAAAGATTCAGAGTACCAGCGCCAGCAACTTGAGATTGCCGCGCTCAACGCCAAGGCGCGGGAGACTGAGCAGGCGATGGCAAAGGTAGCGCAGACATACGGTGACACATTACGAAAGGCGAACAATGTTGCAAAGGCTAAAGAAAATCAGTTGCGTGCTGATCTTAACACTGGCGCTCTCAAGCTGCGGATTCCTGTCAAAGCGCCCACCTGCCCAAGCGTTCCAGTGCCCGAAACCGCCACCGTTGCCAGCGGAAGTGACAGCGGAGAAGCAAGAGCCGAATCTGGTGGATCGGTTGATGTCGCTGCCGATCTTCTCCAGATCGCCGCCGATGGAGATGCCGCCATCAGGAAACTGAATACCTGTCTTGAAGCCTACGAAACCTTGAGGAACACAAAATGAACTTAACCGCCAACTTCTCTCTGCATGAACTCAGCAAATCCGAAACCGCATTGCGGATGGGCTTTGACAATACGCCCGATGATGAGGCCACCGAGAATCTGCGACTGCTGTGCGAGAAGGTATTGCAGCCAGTGCGTGACCATTACGGCAAAGGCGTGAAGGTGAATTCCGCTTACCGTTCACCGGAGTCAAATGCGGCGGTTGGCGGCTCTAAGACCTCTGACCATTGCAAGGGTATGGCGGCTGATATTGAGATACCTGGCGTGGCCAATGCTGACCTCGCACAGTGGATCATGGACAACCTTGAGTACACGCAATTGATTCTGGAGTTTTACACGCCAGGTATTCCTGATTCCGGATGGGTTCATGTCAGCTATGACCCGAACAACCTGAAGAAGCAAGAACTCACCGCCACCAAGGTTGCCGGTAAGACCACCTACTTGAATGGCTTGGTGGCATAACCCATGGCACTCAACCTTGATCAGCAGATAACGCCACCAACACCGCCAAACCTTGGCACGCCTGGCGCGGTCTACGATCAGCGATTTGAGTCTCAATCCTTTGGCGGCCTGAATGTCTATTTCAGCAAGCTCACAGCGTTGTTTTCAGCGTTGTTCGGTAGGCGTGGTGGCAAGTGGATCAACTCGCCCTATGGTGGCTTTCAGGACTCCACAGACCAGACTGCGGCCAACACCACCACAGCCTACGCCGTCACCTTTGACACCACAGACTTCAGCAATGGCGTTACCTTGTCCAATTCATCAAGGCTCAATGTGGCGCAGTCTGGCATCTACAACCTGCAATTCAGCATCCAATTTAAGAACACCACCAACGACACGCAAGATGTGGATGTGTGGTTCAGGAAGAACGGCACAAACTTTGACAATTCAAACAGCAGATTTGGTATGCCTGCAAGGAAATCTTCTGGCGACCCATCTCACTTAATTGCCTCTCTCAACTTCTTTGTCAGTTTGGTGGCAAATGACTATGTGGAAATCATGTGGCGGCCAACAGATGTTGGTGTCAGTCTTGAGCACTTTGCCGCCAGCAGTACGCCAACCAGACCAGCCGTACCGTCAGCCATTGCCACCGTCACATTTGTGTCCAATTTGTCAACAGAAACCGCATAATTCAGTTATGGCACTCATTCCTCTCAAAATCCCTCCAGGCGTTTACCGCAACGGCACTGAGTATCAGTCAGCGGGAAGATGGTTTGACGCAAACCTTGTCCGATGGTTTGAGAATACGCTCAGACCGATTGGCGGTTGGCGCAAGAAGTCAAATAGTCAGATGACTGGATCATGCCGTGGCTTTCTAACATGGCGCGACAATTCTGCAAATCGATGGATTGCTGCCGGTACGCATTCCAAGCTCTACGCCATGAACGAGGCAGGGACTCTCAAGGAAATTACACCATCAGGATTGACGGCAGGCATCGCTGATGCGGCCACTAAGACAGGGTATGGATACGGTCCATACGGCTCATACGCTTATGGCGTGGCGCGTCCAGATACTGGTGCAGTGACACCCGCCACCACATGGAGTCTTGACACTTGGGGCGAGTATTTGGTGGCTTGTTCCGATGCTGACGGCAAGCTCTACGAGTGGCAGTTGGGATTTGCAACGCCAACCTTGGCAGCGGTCATCACCAACGCGCCAACCGGCTGCGCGGCATTGCTCTCGACTGCCGAGCGATTCTTGTTTGCTTTGGGCGCATCCAGCAATCCGCGTCTGGTCAAGTGGTCAGATCAAGAGGACAACACGACATGGACAGCGGCAGCCACCAATCAGGCGGGTGACTTTGAATTGCAAACTGCTGGCTCATTGAAGTGCGGCAAGCGCGTCAAGGGTGTCAATTTGCTGTTTACTGACATTGATGTACACACGGCTAGTTATGTCGGACTGCCATATGTCTATCAGTTTGAGAAAGCTGGATCGGGTTGTGGCGTTGTTTCCAATCAAGCGGTTGCCGCCATTGACACTGCCGCCATGTGGATGAGCAAATCAGGCTTTTGGATATTTGACGGTTATGTCAAGCCTTTGCCTTGCGATGTCTCGGACTTTGTCTTTCAAAATTTGAACTACAACCAAGCCAGCAAAGTCTATGCTGTACACAACAGCAAGTACGGTGAAATTTGGTGGTTTTACCCATCAAGTGCTAGTAACGAGGTTGACTCTTATGTCACATTCAACTACCGCGAAAACCATTGGAATATTGGTTCTTTGGCGCGTACAGCGGGTACTGACAGGGGTGTATTCCTGAATCCTTTGATGGTGTCTACTGACGGCTACATCTACGAGCACGAGGTTGGCTTTGCCTATGACGGCGGCTCGGTCTATGCTGAGTCTGGACCATTTGAAATTGGCAATGGCGACAACATCATGTCGGTGCGTCAGGTGATACCGGACGAGCAGACGCTGGGCGAGGTAGCGGTCAGTTTTAAGACTCGGATGTATCCAACATCCACTGAGACAACGCATGGTCCATATTCAGCGTCACAGCCAACAGATGCGCGGTTTACTGGCCGTCAAGTCAAGATCAAGTACACAGGCGATATTCTGGACGATTGGCGCGTTGGCGTTACCAGACTTGAGGCCGTGGCATCAGGTAAGCGTTGAGTGGAAATTGAGTGAAAATGGGAGGGAAAGTACCTGTATGTATTCGTGAAGATTACATCTTTTACTTGGAACTTTTTGACAATTTGCTTTGGTTTCACATTGACATCAAAAGATGGTCAGCAGAGGTTAAGAAGAATTGTGAAAAAGATTTCACTTGTCTTGATAATTTGATTGGAAAATCAATTTTTGCGTTGATACGAGAGGATGACATCAAACTTGCAAGATTTGCCAAATCATTTGGCTGGTCCGAGAAATGTCAAATAAGTTTATTGGACGGATCAAAGGCTTTTATCTATACCTCAAAGGTATAGCAAGGGGATGTTATGGGCGGTAAGGTTGGAGATGCACTCAATTGGGCTGGCGGTGAAATTAGCCAAGCCGCCAATTTTGTTGGCAACACAGTTGGCGATGTCGTTGGCGGCGTTGGTGATCTTGTTGGCGATGTCGTAGAAAGCGATTTAGGCAAAGCAGCATTGCTTGCTGGCGGCGCATACCTAGCAGCACCATATTTGCTTGGCACAGCAGGAGCAACAACGGCTGGCGCTGGTGCGGCGGCTGGTACGGCTGGCGCAGCAGGCGCTGGAACGGCATTAGGAACAGGACTTACTGCTGGCGGTACTGGCCTTGGATTAGCGGCTGGTGGTGGACTTGGACTTACCGCTGGATCGGCAGGCGCATCAACTATTGGCGCTGGAATCGGCAGTAGTTTGGCGGGACTTGGCGCTGGTGCAGCAGCACTTGGCGCTGGTTCTGCACTTTCAAACGCAGGCACAGCAGTCGGTGCAATGCCAGCGGCAAATTATTCGTTAACAGGAGCAGCTCCCATGGCAAGCGTATTTGACACATTAGCGGGATATGGATCAGGCATCTTGGATTTTGCAAAAGCAAATCCACAATTGGCGGGGTCTTTACTTGGCGCTTTAGGTGGTGGTTTAAGTGCTGCAAATGCTCCAACATCACAGACAGCCACGACATCAATTGATCCACAGATTAAGGCCGAGTATTTGGCTAATCTTGAGCGTGCAAAAACAACCGCCGCCCAACTTGCGCCGAGGCAATATGCCGAGCCTGGTGAGATGTACACCAGAGCAGAAAGCCAACTCTACAACCTTGGCATGACTCCATTTGGCGCTGCTGACATTCAGCAGTTTATGAATCCATACGAAGAGCAAGTAGTGCAAAACACGCTTGCTGATATTGAGAGATCGCGTCAAATGCAGGCTTTGCAAGATGCCTCTCGCGCTACACAAGCCAGAGCTTTTGGTGGATCGCGCTACGGCGTTCAATCTGCGCTGACAAATGAGGCCGCATTGCGAGAATCTGCACGCACTGCTGGTGAATTGCGCCGAGCCGGTTACACACAAGCCGCCAACCTTGGGCTTGCGGCAAGACCCATGAACATTGCTGGGTTGCAGACTTCTTTGGGGCTTGGATCACAGCGTGATGCGTTGGCTCAAGCAAGACTTGATGCAATGCGTCTCACGCCTTTGGAGCGTTTGCAGATTACTGGTGGCGCATTGGGATTGCAGCCAGCAAGAACAGGCGAGACATCGACAACGCCTCTGTATAGCAGCACACTTGGAAGTGCGCTTTCAGGAGGATTGACAGGCGCTTATATTGGCTCATTGTTGCAACCAAGAGCATAAGGAAATAAACATGGCTGATGATTTAACAAAACCATTTGACTTTTATCAGATGAAGCCTGGCGGTGGTAGGTTCGTTTTTCCTGACATCTCTGGATTATTGTTTGGTGGCGGTGATAGTGCTCTTGATGAGTATTTGACACCAGCACAAAAACAATCCATGGGAAGACAAGCCTTATTGCAAGCTGCAATGGCTATCGGTCAGGCCAGCGGTCCAAGCACTACGCCAAGATCATTGATGCAAATTCTTGGCTCTGGCGTGCAAGCTGGCACTGCTGGCTACCAAGGCGCACAGAAGAATGCCATTGAGCAGATGCTGACTAAGCAGAAGTTGGATGAAGCAAGGAGAGAGGCAAATCTCCAAAAATTCTTCATGGATCGCCTGTCTGGCGCAGCACCAAGCGCGGCAGTTACTCCATCGTTGCCAGTTTCGGGACAACCATTGACAGCAATGCAAGCAGCTGCATTGCCTACGCCAGTTTACGGCGTTGGCCCGACACCGCAACGCGCAGCGATGATTGGACAAACATTGCCTAATGAATCAGGAACAATATCACCAGTAACTGTTACTGCAAGACAAAGACCTGACATTTTTTCTTCATTGACTCCAGATCAATTAATGATTGCTGCACTTAGCCCTAAAGCAGCATTGCCAAGATTATTTGAAGAAAGTTTGAAAACAGAGAGCTTTGAAACTATTACTGGTCAAGATGCTGCCGACCTTGGACTTGATCCTCGCGGAAAGTATCAGATCAATAACAGAACAAATCAGGTCAGTACAGTGCAAGCACCTAGTGATGAGTACGAGATTGTGAGTGGTGCAAGTGCCGTCAAGTATGGATTGCCTGGCGTTGGTTCTTACCAGTTGAACAAAAATACAAGACAAGCCACATTGGTTGGAACTGCTGAAGGACCATTCGGTGGCGGCACAACTGGTGCAGCTTACAACATACTGCTGACCGAAGACCCAAGCAGTGCTAAATATGCTTTGGCGTATCGTGAGTTGAGTAAGCCAGTGCCAACCGAACAGGTTCAGCCTGATGGCTCTACGCGAATTGTGTACACACAACCTGCACCTATTCCACCATCATTTGCAAAGCCAAGCTACAAAGGCAAAATTGCTACGCCATCAGCAACAACAGCGCCAGCAACTATTGTTCAGCCAAGTGCTGTCAGTGCGCCTGCGCCAGTTAGAAGAGCAGTAACACCTCCAGTTGCCGCGCCTGCTGATGGTGCTGTTGCAGCCCCATTGGCGGCTGGTGTTAAGTCAACGCCATTTGCTCCAAGACCAGAAGAGATTTCAAAAACGAGAGAGGCAGTTAATGCTGGCGTTGATTTTGTTGCGGCTCTAAACAAAATGGAAGAAATGGTGAGAACTGAGGGAATGCAACTTGGTGGGGTTGGTGGAAAAGGTGCAGCTCAAGAGGTTGTGTACGAGGATTTGTTAACCAAAATCAGGATTGCTGCTGAACTTGGTGTTCTAAATAAAGAAGACTTACCGCGCATTCAAGCTCAACTTGGAAGCCCAACAGCTTTATCAACATACATCAAAGGACTTGGCGGTCCATCTGCTTTCTTTTCTCAAATTGAGCAGCTAAGAAATAAAGCAATAGAAGAGACATCTAGAAAGAATATGCAGTTTGGTCAGCCAGTTATGCAGTTGCCACCAACATTTACAACAAAACCATCGCCTCCAGTTCCAACCACAACTGCAATCAAACCGCCACCAATAGTTCAACAAATACTTGAACTATATCCATCAAGGAAACAATAATGGCAGACCCAACTATTGACGATCTGTATAAATCGTTGCAAGCTGCTCACGCAGCTGGTGATACGCAATCTGCTCAAACCTTGGCCGACTACATAAGGTCACTACCAGCACCAACGCCAAGCGAAAAGCAGATTGAGATGACTACTGGTGCGCCACTTAGTGTGAGGGCAGCAGTGGGTTCTTCTACCACAATGCAGGACAAATTGGCAACGCTGAAGAAGTTTTTCCCTGACGCGCAACCATACGACAAAGACAACTTCATCTATACCGATCCAAAAACTGGACGGCCAACATTGATGAATGAAAAGAATCCTGTACTCTTTGGCGTGCCTTTGCCAACCATGGGTGATATTGCTGGCGCTTTGCCAGAGATTTCAGAGTTTGTTGGTGCTGGTACTGGAGCTGCGGCAATGTCACCTTTTGGACCGCCAGCTATGGTTGCAGGCGCTGGGGCTGGTGGAGCTGCATTCAAGAAGCTGTACGAGATGGGTATGCAATATGGCGGCCCATCAGTTGAAACCAGAGGCGGCACAGAGCAAGCGGCTGGCGTGACAAAAGATATTTTGATCAATGCATTAGGGCAGCGAGGTGGGCAACTTGCTGAGAAGTATCTGCCGCAATTGCTGACACCAATTCAACAGCAATTGATGGGACTGCGCCAAGGCATACCGCAAGCAGCATCAAGACTTGGCATCAAGTTGCCTGCTGGTGTGGCTACGCAAAGTCCTGCTGTTCAGCGTTTAGAAGCTGGACTCGCACAAACGCCTGGCGGTGCTCAAGTCATTGCCCCAAAGTACGAATTGATGCAAGAGCAGATGGGTACTGCCGCAAGAAATATTGCTGAAGATATTTCACAAGTTGGCAAAACTCCAAGCGTTATACCTACACCACCATTCAAAGAAAAAGGTGGACTTGGACAGTTTATTCAAAAAGGCGCAGAGGCTGCTGGGAAAAGATTTGAAGAAAGACGCGAGCAGATTGATGATATTGTGGCAAACGCTGTTGGCTCACAAAACCGATTCCCAGCAACAAACACAGCCCAATTGGTTGCACAACTTCAAGCTGAAATTGCTAAAAGTCCACAAACACTTGGCCCAATTTATCAGCCAGTTATTGATCGCGCCATGCGTGTTGTGTCTGATGCCCAATCTGGTTTTGGTGGTGTTCCATTTGCTGCGCTTAGAAAAGAGCGAACAAGCATTGGAAAAGATTTAGCTCGACCAGATATTTCTGGTCTTTCAGACACATCAAATTTTGCGCGTTTGTATGACGCATTGCGTAAGGATATAGTCTCTGCGGCTAATCAGTCTGGAGACATTGCAAGCCGAGCAATCAAATTGCATGATCGATATGTACGGTTCAATCGTGAAGTCAATCTGCCTGCACTGCAAAAAATTGTAGATCAAAATCTTGATGTAAATGCCGTCAACTTTGCGATGGCAGGCACAAAAGATGGCATGGGTAGACTCCAATTATTGATGCGTAATTTCAGACCAGAAGAGCGAGACACACTGGCTGCATCAGTTTGGCAACAGCTTGGCAATGCAAAAGCTGGCATGAAAGAAGGCGTAGATGTAGGCGCGGACAGCTATGAATTCAACGCCAATACATTCCTGACAAACTGGAACAACTTGAGCGACAGCGCAAAGCGAGTCCTGTTTTCTGGTGAGAGATACCGAAACATCATCCCCTCCATCAATGACTTGGTCAAAGTAACTACTGGTGCGCGTGAGGCTGGCAAGGCCGTCAACACATCTAACACTGGTGGCGCTCAGATGGTTACATCAGCCCTATTAGGTGCTGGCGGTTTGGTTGGTGGTGGAGTTGGTGGCGATATGACGCAAGCACTTGTAGGCGGTTTATCTGCCCTCAGTGGACTTGTCTTGACCAGCAACACAGCAGCCAAGCTATTGGAAAGCCCAAGATTTATCCGATGGGTTTCAGACACCAGCAAATTGGTTTCCAACAATCCCAACACACTGACAACCCAAATCGCAAAACTGTCGGCGATTGCAACGGCAGAGCCAGGCATGAGCGATGCGATTGAAGCGTATTACAAACAAATCAAACCAATTGCCGCCGAAGTGCGTAGAGCGAGATAAATCATGGCCACCAATTACTACCAAGACCCATTTGGCGCACCGGACTACTCGGCTGAAGGAATGCCGAGTCTGTTTTCTCTGAGCAATCTGGAGTCTCTTGGGCGCGGATCGGTGGCCGGTTTGCTTGATCTGCCGTACTTCTTTGAAGGTATGTTGATGGGTGATCAAGACCCGCGTATGCCGCAGAGAAGGCGTGTTGTCCCATCATCTGAGCAGGTGCTGGCAACGACACCGCGCATGACGCAACCAACGCCACAGGCAGGCTTGCTGGAGACTGCTGGTGCATTCATGTCACCAGTGCCAGTGGCTGCTGTTAAGCCTGTTGCGAAGGCTGTTGGTAAGGGTGGCAAAGCCGTTGCACGCATGGCGGGTGAAGAGATCAATGCCGCCATGATGGGTGAGCGTGGTGGACTGCTTGGTGCTGTGACACCGCAGCCGATGAGATTAGATGTTTATCATGGTTCACCACATGGTCCATTTAGAAAGTTTGATCCAACAAAAATTGGAACAGGTGAGGGTGCACAAGTTTATGGTTATGGTCATTACCTCGGAGAAGCTAGAGGTACTGGGGAAAGATATAGAGAAGTACTCGCTGGAAAAAAATTAGGAATTGATTTAAGAAATAAATCAGATATGCCAAGCAGAATTGCTGGTCATTATGTTGACCTTTATAAAACACCAGACGAAGCAATCAGTGCACTTCAATATGAAATTAACGCAAATCCATCACTTACAAAAGAAGCTATGGATACATCACTTGCAGCAATTGAACTTTTAAAATCTAAAAACAAAGGCACAGGTTATCTTTACAAAGTCGATTTACCTGATGATCAAATTGCAAAGATGCTTGATTGGGAAGAACAAGTACCAGAATCAATGCGCCAAAGAATAAGCCAGCCAATGATGGAAAGATTTGGCTCTGGTGCAACAGGTACGAGTGGCGAGAAACTTTATAAAGAAATTCAAAAAGAATTTGAACGAGCTGGAAGTCAAAATCCAGCATTAGACGCATCAAATTTCTTAAAAGAACAAGGCGTTACCGGTATTCGATATCTTGATCAAATGAGCAGGCAACCTGGTGTTGCCTCCTTAACGCAGTCTCAAATTGATGCGCGAATAAATTCATTGAAGTCAGATATTGCATCTGGTTTAGGCGATCAGAAAAGAATGAAAGAGATACTGTCTTCATTGGAGGCTGAAAGAGCGAGTCATCCGAAGTTGACTTCTAACTTTGTCGTTTTCCCTGGCAATGAAAACCTCTTGACGATTAAAGAAATCAACGATCAGCCAGCGTCCTTATTGTTTCCAACACCATAAAACGCAGCCACCAGCGGATCACGCCGTGGCTTTAACCTCTTGCCTCTTTCCCTTGCCAAGCGGAAAGCCTTATCGTCCAGCGTCTCGCGCTGCCTGAATCTACGCAACCTCTCCATGGGTGTCAGTGGTGGAGGTTTGACGGCATCAGTGCCGATGCCATAGCGGTACACCGCCACCAGCACTCTGCCCGATCTGCGCCACTCTTGTATGTGGACAGTGCCAGCGACTCGCAGACGGTTGATCATCTGCTGCGCTGACCTCTCGGTGCAGTACACCTTGGCCGCCAGCTCTGGCGCTGTGCAGGCTGTGCGCTGAAGCAGATCAATTACTCGCGGCAGTCTTGCGGATTTCATTTCTTTGTGCTCAGTGCCTTGGAGTATATGAACACTTGATTCTTGTCGTTGATGTCACCCTTGTCTTGTCGCTTCTTGGCGAATTCATCGCCTTGCTTGAAGCGTTTGAGTTTGACATCGCGTGTCCAGATTGACGGTTGGCCTTTGTAGTCGAATGCGTTGCTCACTTCTTTTTCCTTGGTTTGCATTGGTACTCAATGTGCTTTTCTTTTTCTCTGATTTGCTCTCTGCGTTTTGCACCAACAATTTTGCCTGTATTGATCATCTTCAACTCGGCATCTCTTGTCCAGATTGACGGTCCTTTGTAATTGAATGCGTTCATGTGTTCTTCTCCTCGGCAAAGCCGTTCTTTTGCTTGAGTTTGTCTTCTGCCCACCACACTGCTGACTGCCATGCCTGTTCAGCCACCCAAGATTCTTTGCAGCCCTGTGCAATCTCCTCATCAGTCAGCCCTACCCACCATGTGCGCTGTGGTGGGGTGGTGTCTGAATGAACACGCCAATGCGTCACATTGGCATATTTAGGGTCTATGAACTTTTCACCAGTTCCCGAACCCTCCCACCACAAGTCACCATCACTTTGAGGCCATACACTGCACAGAATTGAACCATCTCCCATACGAATATCTAGCTTTTCTAAAGTTGGATACTTTGCTTCCATTGTTTGCCACGCCACAGGCTCTTGCTCTTGTGCCAAGGCTTCTTTGATGGCGGTGATGGCTTCTCGGCATTGAACC